ATTATTTACTAAATATCTTGGTATTAACTGCATAACATATTTAGTAGGAAAACAATATAACCAGATGCTAAGAAATGAAATAGAGGAGAAGTATCCTTTTATCAGTGTTGTAACATATGGGGGGAATGAATACGTAGGTATCATTGTAAACCAGGACCAATATGTTACCACTATATTAAACTTCTCTACTCTAAGATCTGAATACGACAAAAAATTATTTCTAAAACTTGGGGAAGTATGGTGGATGGAAAGCAACAGACTGATTCCCATTACTATATTTTTAAGGAAAGAAATAGAAAGAATAAAATACTGCTCAATGTCTATGAATAGTAAAGACGTAAAGGTAGTGCTAGGGCCAACAGTTAATTTAAATAATCTACATGTAAAGAGGGTTAAAAGAAAAAGCGTTCAGCTTATAAGAAAACCTAAGAAGTAATTTGCTCACATAGCAAGTTCATATGAACTACACATGCAACAGCATATGATACAGCATGTGCCTTCTTAAAATAATATTCACCGTTTGTTGGTTTTTTCCAAACTTCTTTTTCGATAGTATTCCAGTCGCTGTTCGATAGATGTCTTTTGGCAGGACGAATAATTGCTAGTGTTGCGGCTAGTTGTGACACTGAAGTTGGTTTTAATTGCTTAATCAAACTATGATGACCGCTCAAATGAAAAACTTTGTCTACAAAATCTTTGTGTTCTAAAAGCTCCCACATTGGATTTTTATTCATTAACTTGTAAAGATGTTCTTCATCTTTGATGTCTTTGTAAATAGACACATTTAAAAAATCTAATTTAAAATATCCTCTGTCCTCTGCTTGTTCATAATCTAAGGTACAAAGGTTGTCAATAGGATTGTGTGGACATTCTGTAACATATATCCCTGTGTTATGTTTTTTACCTGTGTCTAATTTTGCTATACGATGTTCTATTTTTTCTAATACAACATTTCTATCAGCAAAGTCAATATCAATATCAGGCATTGTCTTTTGTTACCTTTTGCCAATGCAAAACTTGTTTTTCACCTCCAATAGGTTTTTGACCTATATATTCTTCTCCAGTTTGCATATCAATTAGTTTCCATTTATTAGGGCAATGTGTTATTATTTGCAACAAAATATTTTCTTTGTATTCAGGTACTTCGGATCCATCAAGAAGTTTTCTTGTTTTCATTTTTAATCACCCCAGTTTCCCAATTCTCGGCACAGTCTTCTGCATATCTTTTGCTATGTCCTACAATGGGTCTACTTTCTACTAGTATATTATTTTCATCATACATATCAACTACGTAATGTGTTTCTTCTCTAATTTCAGCTTTACGCATATTTTTTCTCCACTATCTTTGCTTACCTTTTATCTTTTTTGCTTTCTTTGTAGCCATATCCCATTTTAATTTAGATACTCTATCTTTAAATGTAATACCATGTAGATGATCCCATTCGTGTAAAAATACTTTTGTTGTATATCCTTTTACAGCAGTTCTTTTTAATTCAAGTGTTTCATCATAGTATTCAACAAGTATTTCTTTAGGTCGTGTTACCTTTACATATACATTTGGAAAACTTAAACAACCTTCTAGTTCTAATAATGTATCTTTTGTGTGTTGTAAGACTTTTGGATTTATAATTAGAGATATGTTACTTTCATTTTCGCCCATAATGAAAAGTTTTGCATCTAACCCAACTTGATTAGCAGACAAACCAATTCCTCCATTTTGTAGCATAATATCTGTCATATTTTTTTTAATTTCTACAAAATCAAGTTCTGGTTTTTCAACATTTACATCTTTAACTTCCTTAGTTAAAAATTCATCTGGGTAATATATTAAGTTCATAAATTGCTTTCCTTTGCAACATCTTTTACAAGTTGCACATCATCTTGTTGTCGTTTAAATCTCAAAGCCCAATGCTCTGGATCCATTATATTATAGATAATACTTAGTTGTTCTTCATTAAACTTTGCTAACATTTTTTTACCACTAGCACAATTTAACATTAACCAAGGACTTATTTTACCATCTTTAATATTCCATACTGCTCTATTCAAGCTCACATGGTCAAAGTAATGATTCCACGGAGCTGGAGGATTATTTTCAGCCCATTCCATCATAGTCATAATACTTCTCTCAAGTGCAGTTTCTACGTTCTCTTTTTTTATTAAGTCAGTTGCATATTTTTCATAAAGTTCTTCTTTACACCAATGATCTAATTTTATACCACTTGTAACAACATGGTCAACATACCTTTCTGGATACAAAGGTTTAACGTTATTCAAAAATGATCCAAACTTAACAAATGCATTGTAGTAAGGTGATTTGCAAAAATCATCATACGTTTTATCTTTTTTTGCATTAGCACTCAATTTATAAAACTGATTGAATGCATAGAATCCCATCTGCACACGTTTTTCGTTACGTTGTAAATGTCTGCGTTTTTGCTCACACATGTGTACAGCAAGAGTTTTTTCTCTTGTATATCCTGTGTTGCAATATTCACACACATACGGTTTAGAGCTTGACTTCAATTCCATGTTCTTCAGCCAATTCCTTGAGTTCTTTTTTTGTAGATATTCCAGCAAGTAATTCTATCTCGTCTTGTTTCATGTTAGGAAATAATTGTTGCAAAAATTTTATGCTGTTTGAATTTGATTGACCTTTTTTCTTATGCCCGATCCATTGATGAAATTCTATTTTTCCTGTGTTACCAGACTGACATAATAATTGCCATTGCAACTTAGGATGTTTAGAAACTTCCATGTAATTTTTGTTATAGTATTCATTTGTTTTGAATACAGCAAGTTCTTGTTTTTCTCTGTTGCCTTTAACACTACTTACATATCTATTCATTAACCAAAAGCTAACTTGCTTTTGTTCATCTTCTGACAGTTCATCCCATACAGATTTCCCGCCCATGTCTATTGCGGCGAGTATATCTTTTAATGGGAGTTTCTGTTGTGCCATTCTTTCAAATCCTCTGGTGTATTGATTTCAAGTCCATTAAATTCAACTTGTGTAACACCAATTTCATAATTGTTTTGCAACCATCTTAATTGTTCTAGTTTCTCAACATGTTCTTCATTATACACTCTTAAGTTCATATAGTCAAGTAAAGATTGTCTTGTGTATCCGTATACACCCAAATGCCAATCACCATAACCAGTAAATCCTCTACCGAACCAGCGGGCAGTTTTTCCGTTATGTATAACTTTGACATTGTGAGGATTGCTACGCTCCTCTTCAGACATAGGTGTGTACGCAGTTGACACTTCATATTTCTGCAAATTATTAGCAACAGCATTGATAATATCTTCTGTTACATCAGGCATATCACCTTGAACATTTACAAAATTTTGATAACTGTTAATTGCGTTTTTTACAAACCAACTGCACCTTTCAGTTCCGTTATCTGCAGATTCTGTTATTACAGCTTCTGGAATAATACTGGCAATTTTTTTACTATCTGTCAAAACAATAGTATCAAACCCTGTGTTTCTACAGATATCATACACATGTTTTATCAATGCTTTTCCGTTAAGTGCTTGAAGCATCTTTTCAGGAAAGCGAGTGCTTGCTAGTCTAGCGGGTATTAATATAGCGGTATTCATCTATTTCCTGTATCACTCTTTCAAAGTCTTTTAAATGTAGCATGTTAGGTCCATCACTAGGTGCGTTGTCTGGGTCGTCATGAACTTCTAAAAAGAAATTTTCAATACCCAAAGCACTACCTGCCCTACATAAGCCAGGAACGTAATTCCTATTGCCGCCGCTACTGCCTCCGAGGCCGCCTGGTTTCTGTACACTGTGGGTGGCATCAAATACAATAGGGGTATCATAATTATCAAGCATGTAATCCAAGCCGGTAAAGTCAACAACAAGTGTATTATATCCAAAGCTAGTTCCTCTCTCTGTTATCCATACTTCTGTAGCATCTTCAGTTTTACTAAGTATGCCCTTAATGTCCCATGGAGCTAAAAATTGTCCTTTCTTGATGTTTACTGTTTTGCCAGTTCTACATGCCGCTTGAACAAGATCAGTTTGCCTGCACAAGAAAGCGGGAATTTGTAAAACATCAACTGCTTCATCGTAGTAAGCCGCAATTTTCAAAATTTCGTTCTGTGTATGGACGTCTGTTAAAGTTTTTATCTTTAGTTCATCCTTTAACATTATAAAGTCTTCCATAGTTGTAGAAAGTCCAACTCCACGTTTTCCTTGCATACTACTTCTATTTGCTTTGTCAAAACTTGCTTTGAATATAAATTCAAAGTCGTGATGATCACATACACGTTTACATTCTGTGGCTATTTTTAAGCTATGTGCGTATGATTCGTGTTGACATGGTCCTGCTATTATTCTCATATATTTTCCTTTTGTAAAGCTATATCAAATTTACCTTTTTTGTATCCAGTATATTTTATTTCAGCTTGTATGTTTTGTTTAATTTTTTCTTCCCACCATTCTTTTGATTCTAAACAGATGTGTGCATTTCTTCCGTCTTTTAGTATTTTCCTTGCTGGCTCTGTATCTATTCTAAGCCACAAATATTTGTTAGACAATTTATTCATATGTTGCAAAACATTATCTACATATTGAGGTTCTATATGTTCTAAAACGTCATTTGAAAATACAACATCGTATTTAGATAATTTTATATTTTTAAACTTTTTTACGGCAGGATCATATCCTTGCCATAATGTGTCTTTGTAAGTGTTTTGTAAATGCTCTAGTATTGTGCCTTTTCCACAACCATAATCAAGTCCTGTGCTTGGCAACCATTCATCCATAAACTGGACAAACATACCGAGGGGTTTGACTTTCCCACCAAACCCTCTGGGTCTGTCTTTTCTTGAATGTAATTCTTGTAATTGTGCCAAGTATGTATCGGACAACAGTTGCATTATTTTACAGATTTACCTTGTGACCGTCTTACAATGTCATCGTGGTTAAATTCTGCCCAATACAGTTCAAACGCAACACCATCTTCTAGTCCTTCGAATTGATGTATTTTTCCTGGCTTCACTTGTGTAAAGTCTCCTGCTTCAAGGATAGTTTCATCTACAAGTCCGTCTTGAATTCCGTCTTGCCAAACACGTACAAGCATCTTACCTGACTCAACAAAGAATCCATTCCACTTGAATTGATGTTCGTGTTCTGAGCATTTGAATCCTGCTTTGTATTCAATACGGTGAAACTCTAGTACACCGTTTGCGTGGATCAATTCTGTTTGACCCCAAATTTTTCCAGCTTTCATTTTCAACTCCTTATAGTAGCTTTCCAAAATCTATCATCTCAAGTTGTCTTGAAATGTCTTTTACAAAAAATGCACACATGGGATTTTCGCCTTCTGTAATCGGAACACTGAGTAGTTGTCCGTTTTTCATTTTTGGAAAATACCATTTAACATCATTGTAAAAATTTGTTATCTTTACTTCAGCATAGTCTGCTTGGTAACTTTTAAGAGGATTGAATAAAAAAGCATCAAATCCTCTATCATTTAAACTTGTAAGAGGTAATACTTCTAAGTCATTACCTGTGTTCCTATCTCCTACTGCTAAATGCCAATCTACTGGCATCATTACTTCGTTACCTAAAATTTCCATAACAACTGCCGGAGAACTAAAAGATTCTAAAAATATAAGAGGAATAAAAAAGAAATCAGGATTTTCAACATCAGAGTTATCTAGTACACTAAATCTTAAATCTTCTTCAAGTTCTTCTGGCAGGTTATTTAAATTGTAACTAGTATTATCTAGTGTTAATATTCTCATAACCAATCTACCTTTTCTATAGTGAAGGGGTATTGTGCTTCCTTATAAAACTTTTTACGTTGTGTAAGGTGCCGCTTCGCAAACTTACATGTTGATGTAAGGTCCCAAATCTGTACGAAGTCTTTGTCCTTTGCCTTTCTTACGCCTCTTCCGATTGATTGTATTACACGAACAAACGACTTACCAGGCTCAATAAGCACGAGATTAAAAATACGTGGAATATTAATTCCCACCGCCGCAACTCCGTAGGTTGCAATAACCACGTGGTTAGTGCCTTCGTTAATTTCGTCATAGGCTTCCTTTCTGTCTTTTAACTTGACATCGCCTTTAACAAATGATGAGCCTGGAATAAGTTCTTGTAATTTTTCGCCTGCAGATATTCTGTCTACAAGTATAAGAGTATTACCTGATTCTTTAACTTTGTTAAGAACTGATGCCATGTATTCTAGTCTACTGTCATTAGTAACTAGATACTTCAATTCAGATTGATAGTCTCTGTGTACAGCAGTGTCTATCATCTGTATTATATTTACATGACAATTTGATAAAACTCCTTTATCTTGTAATTCTTTTGCACTTACTTGTCCAATGACAGGACCTATACTTGCATGTATACTTTCAAATTCAAAACGTTCTTTTGGTATTGTTCCTGTAAGTCCCCAACGTATTGGAGCATTACGTAAGTTTTGTGTAAGTAATTTTTTTAAAACTTCTGCCTTTGCTTGATGTACTTCGTCAATGATTATTGTACTTACATCTTCAAGGAACTCTGCAAGACTCAATACTGCACTGCCATCTTTAAATTTTTTATCTAGTATATTTAAGGATTGCCATGTACATATTGTATGAGTCTTGCCTAGTTCTTTTCTATCGCCAAAATATACGCCCACATCAAGACCACAGTTAATATAGTCCTCTTCGGTTTGTGTTACCAAACTTTTGTTAGGAACTATAACTAGACTACGTCCATACGGTTCAGTAATCTTACTCAGTGTAGCAGTTATAATAGTCTTTCCGGCGCCTGTAGCCACCTCTTGCAGTGATTGTGGATTCTGCAAGAAGTTGTTTACAACCTCTACTTGATAATCCCTTAATCGTATAGGTTCGCCTTCGGCAGGATGACCCTTTGGCCATGTTTTGTTTCCCCAATAGTCTTCTTTTATATTTTCAAAATTTAAATCTATTGGATGCCGACGATCATCAATATCAACTATTTCAACGCCTTGCCTGTTAAGTATATCACTAACAACATCAAGATGATTAACGT